CTGACCTACTTGAGTATTTGGAGGATATTCGTGGTGATTACGATTGGTACGAAGAGAACAAAGAACATTTTGAAGATGAGGACGAAGCATACCAACTTATCTTCGATGAACAACCTGAGATGGAGGTGTACTCCGATAGTCGTAGTAAAGAAGGTGTAATGTGGTTGGATGTTGGAAAACCAAACGACGAATGGCGTAAGTACGGAGGATTTGAAGTGATTGAAACATCAGTATATTAAAACTAAATAAAATGGCGAAACTAATTAAGATTGAGACCGATTATCGCTTTTATGCGGTAGAACTCACAGATGAACAACTAGAACTCTATCAAAATGATGAGGATGCATTTTGGGAAAACTATGAAATGGTAGAAGAACTGGAGGAAAATATGGAGTTTGTAAAAGATAAAGACGGAGGTACCGATTATCGTATTGAAGAATAAAATAAATAACAAGATGGAAACAATTACAATGGACAAGCAAGTCAAAGAAAAAGTTATTGAGTACGTTCAAAAGAACTACCCTAACCGTTACGGAAAAACAGAATTGATGGTTGAAGAAGGTGATAGTGTCTTCTACGTTAAATCAAACAAAGACCAATCCCCACTGATTCTCGGAAAAGGAATCGTCTGATTATAAACCCTCCACAATAGTGGGGGGTTTATTTTTTACGGTGATATTTATAAATAAAAAATGGCATCACCAATCAGTTTCGAACAATTTAAAAACAATCCGATAACTGCTATTGCATTTGTTGCGATACTGGCTGTCGGATATTTGTTTAATCAAATTACTACGTCTCACGAAAATCAACTAAAAGACCAAGATGAAAGAATTGAACAACTCGATAAAAGAGTTGAACAGTATCAACAAAGACTTGAAGAAGTAAATACCAAACTTGTAGAATGTTTAGCACTAAAAAACCAATAATATTAATATTATCCCTATTACTTTTTTCTTGTGGAGAAACAATAGATAATAGTAAGAACACCTTAGAAATAGACAGTAGTATATTATCACAAACAGATAGTCTATTAAATATAGTAGATGAAGAATTTGAACATATCATACATGACTCTGAAATAAGAAACAGAAAAGTTAACGAGTTAGAGGGTAGGGTTGAAGAGTATGTAAATGTTATAGTGATGGATAAAAAAGAACAGTCTTTATTAAACTCTAAAATAGAATTATTAATAACCGAGTGTCAAGAAAAAGATAGTATAAATAAAACCTTACTATTAAGTGTTGAGAATTTGAGTTACCAAATAAAAAAACTAGAAGAGAGTAAATACTATCTAAATTCTCAGATGAAAGAACAGAATGTTTTATATGAGACTGAGATATATCGTTTAGAGGACTCATTAAGTTTTTTAAATAATAAAATCAATCACCTTGAACTATTTATTAAAGATAATATTAGGCAGTCTAAGATTGATAAAACAGATATCTTTAGTGAAGAATAATGAAACGTATAATAATAAGCGAAAGTGAGAAGAATAGTATTTTGATGAATCATATTCATCATGGTTATAATACTATATTAGAACAAGAAGAGGAAATAATAGTAACCGACCACGACAAAAACTGGGATTATAAAAAAGTTGGTGATGAATATTTCACAAAAAGAAAATCAAGTGATAAGTGGATTAAACCTACCGGTAATGCCTTAGAAGCAATTAAATCTAAAGTTAAGTTCCCTGATAAGCCTACCGAGCAACCTAAACCGGAAGAGCCTAAACAGGAAACTAAACCGGAAGAACCTAAACAGGAAACTAAACCAGAAGAGCCTAAACAGGAAATTAAACCCGAACAACCTAAACAGGAAATTAAACCTGAAGATACTAAAAAAGGTACGTTAATTGACTGTGATACAATCATTGATGGTATTGCGTATGGAGGTATTGATGGAGATAAAAAATCGGATACATCACTCCTTAATAGAAAAAAATGGATTGAATATTTTGGTGATAATATAGAAAATACCAAAAATAACGGAGTAATAGCTGCTTTAAAACAACTTAAAAAAGATAGTAATAATGATGTTATGAAGAAATATGTTTTTAGGGATTTAAAAATTCCTATTAATGTAACTTCTAAGTATTACTCTTTAAAAGAAGATTCGTGTTGCATATTGATAAAGAGGGGAGTTATTGCCAATTTCGATTTAAATAAATCAGATAAACAAAATGAAGATAGTGAGGCAAAAGTACTAAATAATAATGGTATTACTATTTTTATAAAAGGGGGTGACAATATTAAAAAGGTTGATTGTGGAAAATAATGAAGACACATATCAAATATTTAAAACCGAAGAATTTAAATCACTAAAGTGGTATAAACGTTTTTGGATTAGGTTGCAAATAGCCTTTTTCGAGTTTATAAGTTATACGTAAATGAACGCGCTATCAGGAATATCCATCAGGTCAAAAATTGCTTTAGGAATTGCAACATTAATTATGTTAACTTTTTTCTTAGTACAGACTTGTATTGTATTTGGTGTGTGTGAGAACAGTATGGAATTAGCTAAGTTTGGTTATGGATGTGTTATACTGTTCATGACACCCTTTTTTATGGTCGTTTCAGAATTCATTAGAAAAAAGTCTCAAGTGATAAAGGAGTTAAATTCAAAAAGTGTTTATTTGGAACACGCCGCAAAAATCATAAGACATGATATGCATTCAGGTATTAACACATATCTACCTAGAGGTGTAAAATCACTTAAAAGAAAAGTAACTGAAGAAGATATTAAAAAGTTAAAAATTAAATCTACTATACAGTTGATTGAAGATGGATTATATCACGCTCAAAAAGTCTATAGTGGGGTATACGAATTCACTAATTTATTCAAAGAAAATTCAGTTATGAAGACTCAAGAACATAATATAAAGACAATACTTAAAGATTATTTAAGATTAACTGCGTATTCTCAACAAGTATTGTTAGACGACAATTTACCGACAGATTTAAAAGTTAATGAACCATTATTTTGTACTGCCATAGATAATTTAATTAGAAATGGTTTAAAATATAATGATTCACCCACTAAGTGGATAAAGATATACAAAGAGAATGATTCGATAGTTGTTGAAGACAATGGGAGAGGACTTTCAAATAAAGATTTTATAAGACTATCTAAACCATATACTAGAGATGAGAATCAAGAGGAAAGTGGTTCAGGTTTAGGGTTGAATATATGTGTTGAAATATTAAGAGAGCATCGATTCAAAGTTAGGTCAGAAAAAACAAACAACGGAACTAAGGTTATAATAGATTTGTAATATTTATAGTTATAAACAAGACAAAGTAAAATATAACTATGATAGATTCAATTATGTTAATTGACGATGAAAACCTATTTCATTTGGTTTTTGAGGACGCTTGTAGTTTGTTAGATATTACACTTTCATTTGAAGCGTTAGTAAGTTCAGATGAAGCCGATAAACTATTTAGACAATGGTTCTTAGAGGGGCCCGTAGAGGATAGACCAAAATGTGTTTTTGTCGATTTAAATATTATCGGTTCATCGTTTGATGGTATTGAATTAATAAGAAAAATAAACTACGAGTACGGTAATGGGGTTGTGATTGGTATTATCTCTTCATCACAAGATGAACATGAAATTCAAAAAGCAAAGGATGTAGGTTCACAGTTTTGGATTATCAAATCTGACGATATTGAACCCAGATTAGTGGAGTTTAAAAAAGATTACGAGGGGTATAAGGAAAGAACTGCACCATTTAAGATTTATAAATAAATGATATTAAATACAGAATCAGTAAATAATTTATTAGAGTTATATAGGTCTAAAAAGGTTTTACTAGAAGGTAGTATTATTAAGGTACTTGAAAAAGAAAAGTACTCTAAAGAATTCTTAGATTATTTAAAAGTTTGTAAGGAAAAGGATATTCAATCAAGAAAAAAAAGATTAGAAGTCACTAAAGAAGTTCAAATACAGAATAAAGAACTGTTAATGGCAGCCAAAGAGAATGAACAATTGACTTTAGATTTAAAAATTGCGTTAAAAGATGCTGAAACATTAAGGGACGACGCAATGGAAGACTTAGAACTATTACAACAAAAAACACAGTTTGAGTTAGTGGGTACAATAGTTAGGATAGCGTTAGGTGTTATAGTTGGTGTGGGTGTCATAACTAGTGTGATGTATGGTTTAGCAATTGTCTCAGGTTACGATACAGATATTATTGGTTCGACTTGGAGTAATATGTTCGGTATACTTTTAACTAATGCGTTTTCGATAGTCGGTACTATTATGGGTGTAAAATACGCGTCCGAAAAGACGAATTAAGTAGTATTTTTTTAAATTAAACGAACTTTATGCTATTTATTACATAATGGCATAAACCAAAAAGTAAAAACCATAGGTTATAACATTTATTAAAATTAATTTGTTAATAACCATTTTTCCCCCTATATTTACCGAACAAACTTAAAGTAGGAATACTCGTACTTTTACTTTTTATTTAAAATTATAACTATGGATAAGACTGGTAAAGTTAAGTCACTTAATAACGAAATTAAAAAGCTTGAAAAACTCAGAGAAGAAATTCAGAGTGAGTGTAAGCATAAAGACACATACCTTAAGTTTGAAGATGGTGGTTCTACCATTCGTGTTTACTGTCGGGATTGTGAAAAGAATATGGGAGTTCCTAACCCTAAGGACGTAGAGTTATTTCTCTCAGGTAAATAATCCTTCAATATCTTCAGGAAAGTCATATTCTTCAAAATCTGAAGTCAGTAGTTGAGTTAAGTCAAACTTATCAGATGATAAGTCTATCTTGTCTTTAACTTTACCAATTAACTGACCCTTGTCGACTATGTCACCTTTTTTTAGGTCGTCTTTAACTATTATATTTTTATAGAAATAGTTGATTCCTTGACTATCTACTAATTGAAGGGTTGTACCCTTATTCATTATATTCTTTATTTTACCGTCTTTTAAGGAAAGTACGGGTGTGTCTTGTGTCACGATAATACTTATACTATTATCAGGGTTTAAAACAGTCTTAAAATCATTAGAAGATAACGGAAATACATACTCCTCCCTAATTATCTCTTTTTTTAGTGTATTAGATAATATTTCTAATAGTTTAGTCATCGTATCTCTTAAATCCTCTCACTTCTTTCTTTGCCCCCATATCTGCGATACGAGTTAGAAAATCGAGTCTTTCTTCTATCTTAGAATTAATGATACTTAACATTTCTATGTCAAACTCAGAATCGATATATTTTAATAAATCTTCAGCACTGAAGTTTGGTTTGTAGTCAAACAATTCTTCTTCAGTATACTCTTTTAAAACGTTCTTAATTTTTTTTCTATTACTCATGACTATATAAGTTATATTACATAAATAGTCACTATTTATAGTATTATCAGACCTATGAACGAAAATATTTTAAAAGTCGGAAAAGTTTTAGAATCTTGGATAACCTTAGATTTAAGTCATAAAGGTAAATTAGATATGAAACCTTCTGTTTCATACATTGAGTCATCAGCACTTAGTTATCCACCCACTAAAAACATTTTATCCTCTTTGGATGGTGATGAGTTGGTTAAAGGATTATTCGTCGCATATAACCTTTTAAATGGTGATGATGACAATACCGCATTACGGAAAGCTGAAACAATCTACACTATTGATTATGTGAAATCTGAAGGTGATGAATATTATCCTGATGAGAATTGTGAAACATGTGAAGGTATGGGTGAAGTACATTGTGAAGAATGTGATGGTGTGGGTTATGACGACTGTGGTAGTTGTGAAGGTAGGGGTAACGAGGAGTGTGGAGAGTGTGACGGTGCGGGAGTTGATGAGGACGACGAT